TGGAACACCTTATGAACTTAAGTATGTTCCTGCTCGTGACATCAATGGTGATTACACCGTAGATGTTCAATATGGACTTATGGCTGGACTTGATCCTAACCGTGCAGCAATCTTTGGATTGCAACTTCGTGGAGACAAGCTCATATCTCGTGATTTCCTACGCCGTAACCTTCCATTCTCAATCAATGTTACTCAAGAAGAACAACGAATCGACATCGAAGAACTTCGTGACTCACTCCGTGCAGCCGTTGCACAGTATGCAAATGCAATACCAATGCTTGCTACTCAAGGTGGGGATCCAACAGAAGCTGTTAAAAGACTTGCCGACATCATCGAAGGTCGGCAAAAAGGTCAAGCATTGGAGACAATCGTTGCTAAAGCGTTTGCTCCAGTAGCAGAACCGGCAGCGACTGCGATGGCCCCCGGTGCTTCGCAATCCCCCATGGGGATTCCGGGAGCGGCCCCGGCTGCCGGTTCATCTATTCCTCCGGGTCAAACACCCGGTGGAGCAAGGCCAGAAATGGCACAACTACTAGCAGCCCTCGGTGGGGCAGCGTAAAAAAGCATCGGGAGGTGCAATATGTTCGGAACTAAAAAAGGTGCTGTAGCCAAGGCGTTAGTACTTGCTCCAACAACTGGCAAGACTTCAGCTAAAGGTAAGAATGCAATGCGTATTTTCGGAACAAGCGGAAAAGCAGCATCAGCAGCAGGAAAGAAAGCTAAGTAACAATTCTTAAGTGGGGTGAGCTATGAACGAAGATAACTTCAATGATCTAGATGATCTAGATGATATGTTCGTTATGGCTCGCCCTGCAAAGAAAATAGATTTTGTTTATGCAGTAGCAGAACTTTTGTACAAAATAAGTTATTCATTCGCAGATTTTTTCTCCTTGATAACTAAGGTTATCCACTCGCATTCGGTTAACGAAGCCAAGAAGCGATATATGTGGGAGAAGTATTCTAAAGACATTGAGAAAATGGAGGCTAAAGATGGCTGATGTAACGGTCTCTGGCCCTGCACAATATTCTAAGCGACAAGATCTACAAGGTTACAATGGTCGTCAAGCTGCACAATATGTTCCGGGTATGCCTTATGGTGAAGGACAAGCCACATACAATATGGGAACATCAGCACCATTAGCAGCAAGTGAAACTCCAGCAGCAGGTACTGGCCCAATGGGTGCAACAAGGCCTATGCCAGTAAATAATTTGAACACTCCTAATCCAGATCAAAATGCTGAGATTACACACGGTGCATCATTTGGCCCCGGTGCTGGCCCTGAGGTTCTACCTACTGCACCTTCTGCACCAGATGATACTGCTGCAACACTTCGTGCATTAGCCGGAATGTTTCCAGACCCAGACCTAACCAGATTAGTCCAAAGACTTACATCTGAAGGTCGCTAAATGGCAGGAAAAATTGGCGGCACTCTTGCTGGTACATCTTTAGGTTCTGATATTGCAAGCATTCCTCAAGAGGGAACTGCTGCTTATGAACAATGGCGTAAGACTGAGAACAACAAATGGCTTACACCAGCGTTTGCATCTCAAGTTGCAACCATGGCTAAGACATACCCTAATGCTGGTGCAGGAACTGTACTTGCGTTAAGCAAAGCAGGAGCTAGTCCTAATCAGCAAACCTCTTCTGCCGCAGCAACCCTTGATGCACAATCATCTGTAGATGTTCAGCGTGAAGCCGCTAAGCAAGCAGCAACTAAACTCAAAGAAGCTAATAAGTTATCAAAGGGTTCTCCTGTTGACATAATTGCTCCGCTTACTCGTACAGCATTTATGGCGCTTACTACTCCATTCGAGTTACTCGAAGGATCTATCCGTCAGATAGCAGCAGGTAGGGCCCCTAATCTTTTTAATACTTGGGATGAAACCCAAGCAGGACAAGCAATCAAGTCATTGCTTACAACAGGCAAGGTTGATGTTGGATCAGGCTTTCTTGGAACAGATGCTAACTCTGCTGTAGGTAAAGCATTACTAAAAGCACAAATTGCTGGTGGGCCAAAGATGAAGTATGGCGGCCCTTGGACTTATTCCTCTGGCATGACTCAAGCATTATTTGAAGATCCTGAATCTAAAGCTGCTCGTACATTCCAAGCAACAGCAGGTTTTGTAATGAACCTTGCGTTAGATCCATTGACTTATGTTCCCGGAGTTGGCTTAATCAAACTCAGTAAAACTGGAGCTACATTACGCTTTGGCCCTAAAGCGGCAGCAGCCGCAGCATTAGCCAAAGCACAACCAGTAAAAAATGTCTTGCGTGAAGGTGAAGATATTGCTGGTCAACTTAAAGCAACTATTGCTGATGCCAAAGTTGCATCTGGCGATATTGCAATGCTTGAAGGTGACATAGCCAAACACGCAGCAGATGTTGAAGAACTCATGCCTGAGATGGATCGCTTGTATGAATTAACACATACTGCTAAAACTCAAGCAGATTTAATTGATGCACAATATGGTGAACTCAGTCAGCGTAGAGATACACTCTTTGCAGCCCTCAAGAAAGAGGGAGATACATCTGCTCAATTAGTTGGGCAGAAGCGTAAAGGTGAAGACCTTATGGCTCACCGTCTTGAGCTTAACTCTGCCGGTAGAGCAGCAGAAGTTCAAGGTATTTTAGATGCTAAAGGTTTTGATGAAGTCGTAAAGACTGCCGATAATCTTGCACAACAAGAAAAGTTTGCTCCCGGACTTGTGCATACAATGGAAGAAGCTGCCCTTAAGAAGGGTGATCGCCCAGCAGTTCAAGGTCTTCGTGGAACTGAAGAGTTAGTAGTTCGTGTTGCTGCAAAACAAAAACCACGATTGGTAACTTGGTCAGCACTAGTTAAAGCTGGAGATTCTCCACAGGCTACACGCTTGTCGAATGAACTTGGATCTAATCTTATCGAGATTGCATCTAAAGCTGGCATTGCTGATGAGAAAGTTCAAAAGGTTTTAGATGTAATTGATACACCCGGTGCATTACACGGTGAAGTAGTTGATGCAGCCGTTAAACTTGGTATTGTTGATAATCTTTATCAGGCTTACCAGAAGTCTGGCATCCAAGGTTTCGATCAAGTAGGTGCTACTCGTGGTATGGGTGGTGGCGGATACGCTTACTTTGCACAAACTGTAGATCCATTCGCTGCAAAGATTGGCGACTTTGGTCGCTTCAAAGCAGATGCAATTAACTCTCCAGATATTCTTGACTTTGGAAAGCAAGCCATAACTACTGAGGGTGCAATTACCCAACAGGTTGGTGGCATGGCTGAAGGTGCAGCACAAGGTCGCCTAACCGTCATGGAACAGATTGCTCAACTCGATAAGCAGATTGCTGAAAAGGGTAAGATTGTTTCAGCAGCACAAAAAGAATTTGATAAGTATGATTCTATTTATCAATCTAATCTTAAGTTTGTTCAAGATCATGCAGCTACTCAAGTAGAAGCAAAGTCTGCACTTGAAGAGGCAATGGGTCGCCGTCAGTTAGCAACTGAATCACACTTTGGTCTAACCACTATTGCTGGCAAGCAGATACTTGATTATCAGAAAGCATCAGATGCATTCTTTGGCCCATTAGGTCGCAATGTATCTAAGATGATTGCTACTCACTATGCACCAGATCAATACTATGATCTATGGAAAGCAATGAATGGCAAGGTAACTGTTGCTGTTGCCAAGGAACTAGCTGCTGCCGGAACAGAAAAAGAAGTTCTACAGATCCTTGCAGGTCAGATTGGTCTAGACCTTGGAACCGGAGCAAGATTAAGTTTATCTGCACAGTCTCGTGCTTTGAAGATTGAGTCAGGACTCTATAATCCTAATAGTCTGCAACTTGCTCGAGCAGCAAAAGAAAAATTCCTTCTCAACTCTTTTGTTGAAAAGGGTCTTACTAAAGTAAATGATTCAATCTTTACTCGCATGGCACCTACCAAGGATCTTATCCATCTTGATGATGTAGATAAGTTAGTCCGTCAAATGCACGATGTTCTTCCATTCATTGGTGCTTCAGAGGCTCTTCGTACAAGTGCAGTCAAAGCCATGATGAAGACTGAGACATCTACTGAACGATTCAATGTCTTTATCGACACCATTAAATCTGTAGTCAAAGAACAACTGCCTAAACTTTCAGAAGAACAAGGCAAGATGCTTGAGGATGCAGCAAGAGTATTTAAGAAAGAACAGGATGCAAACCGTAGATTTCTTGCTCAAGTTGCTGGTGGCGGAACCGATGTTCAATCGGTTATTAGCGCAGGAAAGAAAATCACGGTCTCAGAGTTGGATCCACTCCTTGACTCACAACTTGCAAATTATATCAAGTGGCCTGACACCAATGCCATACGACAGCTCACAGGTAAGACAAGAAACATCTTGTCAAGATCTGAAGGGGCCCAACAGTTTAGAACTGTAAGCACAGAACTATTTGATACATTCTTCAAGCAGTCTGTTCTTGTAGGTCGCCTATCCTATATTGAGCGAAACATTATGGATATGCAGATTCGTTCATTCTTTGCCGGATCAACAACTTTATTCAATCATCCTTTGAGATTCATTGCTATGTCAATGGGTAACCCAGAGGGTAATGCAATGGCTAAGTATCTAACTCGTATGAGTAGATTTGATAACACAGTTTTTGGTAATCGTTTTGATGATCTAGTCAAGCAAGTAGATGTTGATGGCTTCAAGGGTGCAGCTTTATCTGATGCAGATAAGTATGCAGTTATGATGTCTCGCAGCTATGGCATGGGTGTTGGTCAAGGTCAAAGAATGCTTCCTACTGGAATGCGATTTATTGGCAAAGACGAGAAGCAATTCAACCGTGCATGGGCTGGTGCTATCTTGCAATATCGTGAATCTACTATAGCCCGTTTAGTGGCTGGTGGAATCAATGGTGGATCTAGAGATGCCGCAGGTAAATTAAAGCCTTGGTTCCCAGAAGCTAAAGCATTTCTTGCTAACAAAGAAGCACAAGGTTTGACATTGGCTAACAATGAAAAGCAAATTATTACAGACTTTATGTTTGAGACAGAACAAGGCAACTTGCTACGCAAGCAACTTGGTGGAATCTCACAACAACATAATGCAATTTTTAATGCAGAAGATCTTAATGTTGCTAAAGATGCAGTATCTCAATATATGGACATCATAGTTAAGGGTGTTGATAACCTTGCTGGTGGTCGCCAAGAGATCCGTGACTTCATTGCTGGAAAACATATGGTTGACATTAAAGGACAAAGACTTAAGGGTAAGAATGGTTTTGACCCTAAGGGTAATACTGCTAAAGATGTATGGCTATCTCGTATCCTTAAAGATTATCGTGGTGCAGATGCTGTCAATGTGGATAATGCTATTGGTCAACTCAAGCTTCCTGCCGAATCATATGAAACAGCAGGTGCATTAAAAGGCACATGGGATAAAGCAGCAGCAAAGTTCTTCCGCTTCTCAGCAACTGTTGAAAAGCGTATGGCACTTGGCCCAGAGTATCGTCAGCAATATTGGAACTCAGTTGGTGAACACATCAACCTTATGTCCAAGGCAGAAGCTGAAAAGGTTCTAGCCATTGCAGAGAAAGAGCTTTCCGGAACTAAGATTTTTGGAGTTCCTGCAAACTTTACTAACCCAGCCTTATCTAAGATGCGTGAAGCAATTAAGACATTAGATGATCGTGGTCTATCTGTTGATGATATGCATGGTGTTGCCAGCAATCTAGCAGCAGATAAGATTCAAAAACTTTATTACGATGCTATGCGACAAAGGCAATATGCTGTTGCATTGCGTATGGTTGCACCATTCATTGGAGCATTTGCTAATACTATGGATGTATGGGGCAAACTAGTTGCTAAGGATGTAGCCAATACATTTAAGCTTCAAGGTAAAGCCCGTACCTATAAGGCAACTAATGCTTTTGAGTTCTTAACTCATCCAGAAACTGGCGTTATCTACGAGTGGACTAACGATAACTGGAATGATCCGGGTCAAGGGTTTATCTATAAGGATCCAACATATGGAGATCCTCGCATGATTTTGCCATTTGTTGGTGACATCCTTGGTGGAATGCTTGGAACTGTTGCTGGTGAAAAAGTTCCCGGTATGCCTACATCAATTTCAATTCCATCTTTGAACCTTGCATTCAGTAACGAATTGTTACCGGGTGTTGGGCCGGGTATTCAACTTACCGTTGGTAAAGTTGTTCAGAATCAAAATGGTTGGATTGCGGATCAGCTCCGTAACATCATCTATCCATTTGGGGCCCCAGATCAAAAGACTGGAATAGTAGAATCATTTACTCCAGCTTGGGCCCAGAGACTTCTTTATGGTTTAGGTGTTAACTCATACGAGGCGAAGAACCTTTCAACCCTTCGACCAATTATGACTTACCTTGCTACTACTGGTAAGTATGGTGAGTTCCCACTTGATGGCCCTAGCCAACAGAAACTTCTTGAAGACTCAGGAAAACTCAATCGAGTCCTTGCTCTATGGCGTGGAATCTTTGCCAACTTATCACCCGGTGCTATTGCACCGAATATCCTTGCTAAGGATAAGACTGGTGACTTCCATGTTCAAGCATTGATGATGAATGACTTCTTACAGATTCGTGCAAACAACCCAGATAACTACGCAGTATCTATTGCTAAGTGGGCAGAGAAGTATGGCGATTCAGCCCTCTTTGCTTTGGTATCTGGATCTCGTGGTGGAGTTCAACCGACTAGCGAAGCATGGAATTTCTATCTAAACAATAGAGATGATGCACTTCAATACAAGAATGCATTCTCCTTGTTCTTCCCCGGTGGTCAATACTCACAAGAGTTTGCTAAATGGCAAGAGCAGACAGGACAGCGTTTTAAGTTATCCCCTGCTGACATGATGGCTGAAGCAGCTCGTTATGTTTACTCAGCCCGTAAGGCAAAGCTTCAGTCAGATGAAGCAACTGCAATCATGCAAGGTGCAGATCCTAAAGATGCCCATGTTGTGTATCAAAGTCGTAAGGAAGCGTTAGATAGTGATTTTGGTGGTCAACCAGATTATCGATCAGCAGGTGTTCCTCGTGAGACATTACTTAAGGAAGTAACAGCAGCTTTGGGTAATGAGAAGTTTGCAGCGACTGAATCAGGTAAAGGTCTTGCAGAGTTCTTGCAGTATCGCAAGGCTGCTACAGATGCAGCAGCACAATCTGGATATAAGACCCTTACGGGTATATCAGTTAGACCTATAGCAGAATGGCTAGATAATGCAGCGTATCAAGTAATTGCTGCTTATCCAGAGTTTAGTGTTATGTACTGGCGTATATTTGCAACAGAAACAGGAAACCAATAATGGCAGAAACAGCAGCAGAAAAGAAGGCTCGAGAAGAAGTTAAGGCTCGTCAAGATGCCATCGTTGCTTCTTTGCCAACAACTGGATCTATGGGTTCTGGATATACTCTTCCGGGAACACAAGTATGGAGACCCGGACAAACATACACAGATACTGCTGGTAAAAAAGTTACAATTACTGGTGCATTCCAGACAGCACTCTACGATCCAACGCTAAAGACTATTGGAGCTATTCGCTCTCAAGCAACACAATTTGCAACACTTCCAGATCAAAATTCTTTTAAGGCATTATTAGTACAGGGCAATTACCTATCAAAGTCTGATTATCAAACAGCCAGTTGGAGTGATGCAGATAATCAAGCAATGATTAAACTACTCAAAAATGCTAATGCCGGTGGTATTACTTGGCAAGAAGTTGTAAGAGACATTGCATCTGGCGGTGGCGGAGCAGGAACATCAACTACAACTCGTTCTGTAAACCTATCTGATCCAGCAACTGCACGAAATGCTGCACGAGCCGGAGCCAGAGCTTTACTTGGTAGAGATCCATCTGAGTCAGATATGAACTATCTAACTGCTGCTATTACAAAATATGAGAAGGCAAATCCTTCGATAACAACTCAGACACAGACTGGCAATAATTCATACAATGTATCTTCAACCGGTGGTGCAACATTGGGTGGTAGAGGAGAAGTAGTGGAACAGGCTATTCGATCTGATGAGGCACTTAATACAGAAGCAACTAACATTAAATTCAACTCTTATGCAGATGGCATTGCTAGATTGGCGGCTGGACAATAATGGCTGAAAACAAACCAATCGATGTAAGTCAACTACTCAAAGATGCCGCAGCTAATGCTGCTGCCGCTAAGGCTTCACAAGCTGCTGCAAAAGCAGCAGCAGATAAATTAAAAGCAAGTAATGCTGCTGAACAAAGAATTAAACTTACTGCTCAAAGCAGGACTAAATATGCTGAAGGATTACAGACATCATTAGATGATGATCTAGTAAGAATCAAACAGATAGTAAGAGATATTACTGATGCTGGTGGAAGAACTACCCCGGCTCAAGAGCGTGATATTCAATACTACTCAAAGCGTTACAACTCAACTCTTACTGCACAAACAACTGCATACCAAGAAGTAAAAGATTTATCTGCCGGAAAGTATGAAGTAGATAACTCTGGAAAGTTGAAACCAAAGCAAGCAACTGCTGCTAATGGAGGAACTCCAAGCGGTAATGTATTTGATTACCAGTATCAAGCTGGTGCTAATCCAACCACAACACCTCGCCCTAAGGGCGTTCCATTAGATGCCACATTTAGTACTCCTACTGGAAAGTGGACATCTTCTACAGGCACATGGGATTCTACTGGCAAGAAAGTTGTTGCAGAAACAGTTGTTGGAGATACTGGAGCTGGAGCCAAAGTTGGAGATACTGGAAAAGTAGCACAAACTCCAGAACAGATTGCAGCAGCTAAAGTAAAGTCAGATGCAGCCGCTAAGGCAAAGGCCGATGCCGCAGCAGCTAAAGCCGGAACACTTACCCCAAAACAACAAGAAGCACTTGGAACATATGGAAGTAAGTTCTTACTTGATTACTTTAAGACAGCAGAGAATGGCAAATACAAGACTCTTATCTACGATAAGTTAATAACTTTTGCTCAACAGAATGCAGATTTTGATACAGTAGTTGCACCATACCTTCGTGATACTGCTTGGTATAAAGATGTAAACCAACGCACATATTCACTCATTGGTGCAGCCGCTATTGGCAATGGTCTTAAACTAGATCAAGCAACTACCGATTCATACCGTGACCAAATCCTTGGCAAGGTAAAAACAATCGAAGAAGTCTCATATGATCTTCGCTTAAAGGCTATCTCTGATTATCAGTTAGATACCACTAAGCCAGATGTAGCAAGGCTTATGCGAGCAGGTCAAGATTTCCAAACTGCTGCTTCAGATTTTATTGATACTTACAAGAAGGCTTTGAAGTTATCTAATTCTCAGTTCCAGATTTCAGATCAAAGCTTTCAGACAATGTTTAAGGCAGCAACAAGCCTTGGAGACTTTGATAAGAAGATAAAGCATAGCCCACAATACCTTGCACAACCAGATGTTCAGATGGCTATTGCTTCTAACATCACAATGGTCAAGACAAAGTATAAGCAATATGGCCTAAGCCTTACTGCTGAAGCTGCTGCAAACCTTGGTCAAATGGCTTATCTAGGAGATACCTCTACTGAGGCTATTGATGAGAATCTTCGCAATGAAGCAGTCAAACTATTCCCAGCATTCAAAGATCGTATTATGAATGGTGAGTCAGTTCTATCTATCGCAAGTCCTTATATCGGAGCAGTTCAAAGAATCCTTGAGATTCCTGAAGGGTCATTGGATCTTGAGGATCCAACTATCCGCAAGGCAATGATGGGCAGAACTACAACAGTAGGAGATAAGACAAGCACAGCAGTAACACCGTTGTGGGAGTTTGAACAAAATCTATACAAAGATAGTCGTTGGCAATATACATCTAACGCTAGACAAAACTTAGATTCAAAAACGCTAGATGTATTTAGCAGATTCGGAGTAATCGGGTAATGGCAGAAAAAGTAACGGCTAAATCTGGAGATACGCTTTCCGGTATTGCAAAAGCCAATGGCACTACTGTTGCACAGATCCTTTCTGATAACCCAACACTTGCTGCTCGTGCAGCAGCAGGAACAACAGTTCTTTTTAGTGGCACAAAAGTAGCAATTACTTCACCACAAACATCAACCAATCCTTATGGGCCAACCACAACAGGTCAAGGTGCTGGACTTGGAACTAAAGCAGTTCCAATCTCTACGGTAGATACAACAACTCTTTCTGGTATTGCTAAAGCATCTGGGGCAATGCCTGTAGATGGAGGCGATACTACAGATAAACCACCTGCTGGAGTAACTGAAGTATCTAGAGTAGATAATAAAGATGGAACTTTTACTGTTACATATAGTGATGGAAGCACAAAAATTACCGGAACTAAAACAGGAAAAACTATTGTATCAACAGTTCCTAATGGTGATGGCACATTTACTGTTACATATAGCGATGGCACTAAAGAGATTACCGGAACCAAAACATCAACTACAAAGACTGTAACTCGAGTTGTATCTAATGGTGACGGTACATTTACAACATTTTATTCAGATGGAACATCTGAGATTAGTGGAACTAAGAGCGTTGCTGGCCCTACTACAGAAGATATAAATAAGTTAATTTCTGATAACAATGCAGCTCTTCTCAAGCAACTTCAAGATCAACAGAACCAAGCCAAAACTGATGCCCTTAATGCCCAGCGTAAGTCAGCATTTGAGATTACTAAAGAACGCTTTGCCCAAGCAGGTATGGCCGAGCTTGGACAAGAAATTGTTAACATCTATAATGGCACAGGTAAAGATAGATTTGGTAAAGCATTTGATGAAATTCCTACCTCATCAGAAGGATTTTATTTAGCACTTATCAATACCAAGTCTTACTATGATCGCTTTGGTAAAGTCAATGAAGATCGTTTAGCCAATGGATTTAAGGCATTAGATGAGAAGACCATTGTTGGTATGGAAGATGAGTACCAGAAGACAATGCAAGCATATAATGCTCCAAAAGGTTTCTATGACCAAACAACAGATTTCCAAACATTCTTAAAGAATAATTACAATGTGACAGATGTTGCTAATACCATGCAAGCTTATAGCGATTTTGTTAAATCAACAGATCCGGGGATTCGTGGTCAACTTAAAGACCTATACGGTATTGGCGATGAAGCTTTGACAGCATACTTTGCTGATCCAACTAAGGGTCAACCAATCCTTGAATCTATTGCTGGTAAGAATATGAATACAGCAGCAGCCCTTATTTCAGGGCTAAGTAAAGAACAAGCTGGCATTGGTCAGCAATACGGTGCAGGTAACTTGACCTATGGTCAACAACGCCAAGCCTATTCAAAGGTTCAAAAGGATCTACAAACTACTGGTGCATTGGCACAGATTTATGGCGAGAGTTATGGGGCCCAAGAGGCCATCTCTGCTGAGTTCGGTGGAGATGTAGCAGCACAGATGAAGGCAGCTCGTATTCAGGCAACTGGTGCAGCAGCCTTTGGTGGCACAAGTGCCATCGGTCGTTCAGCACTAGGAACAAAGACCACAGGCTTAATTTAATAAATAGGGTGACTGGCAGTCATTCAGGTTCAAGACCTGAACACCCACTCCGTCTCTTGGATCGCCGGAACTTGAGATGAGTATAAGACCGGAAGTTGGAGCCGATGCATTTCCC